GTTTGCGTCTCTTTGTACTCCTACATACTTATATAGCGTACCTTCTCCGTCTGATGTATATCCATTTTTGCGGCCCCATTCTTCACGATCTTCAAATGCTTCTTTATAGTTTTCAAAATTTTGCTTTTCGCGCTCGTAAATAATTTTTTGTATTTCATGTTCTGCTTTTGCAGCTTCCAATTGTTGCCTAATTGGCTTCATCTCTGCATCATAAACACGTTCGTATTCCGCTGCATCCGCCCGCAATTTTTCTGCAAGAGCATCATGTCGGCGTAATTGCACGTCAAATTCTGCTTTTACCTCAAAAAACTGTTCTTGTGATGCTCTTGCCTCATCTGTTTTACCGGTAAAATCTTCATACGCTCTTTGCAAAAACGTCTTTGCTTCTGACGAACCAAGTTTCAACGTTGAATATGCTATGTAGTTGCCAATTGCCGCGCCAGGGTCACCTTTGCCGCTGATCAAAGTGTTGAGCGCAGTGCTTGTTGCGCCCTTCATCATGTTCAACGTCTTCGGCCCAAAACCCCAATTCGGATCTTTGTTCAAATCAGTAAAGTAGCTATCAACACTTGAGTACACTAACCCCTGCGACAACCCTGTACCAATCCCCGTGGCAATACTATCGCCGAGGAGTGTTGCTCTAATTCCTCCGACCACCGCTCCGTTAAGAGCCGCAGTAGAAATCTTCGCTACTTGCACCGCCTGATCCATCGAGATGTCAAAGTTCTCGATCATGAAATCAGTCACGTCCCCTGAAACAAGGTTAGACGTGTAGTTGCGGATGTCTGCGCCAATCTGCGTGTTTTGCAAAAAGTCCGAAGTGATGTACGACACCGCAGCTGACTTTGCAATGTCTTTAAGATCACCCCCTCGAGCTGCGGTAATTGCCGCAGACGTTACATACGGCGGAATGCCTACGGCTGCGCCTGCAATTTGCAAAATTGCTGGCAACGGATCTTTCAAGATGGCACTAATTGTGTCGCCAATCTTGTTGAGAGCACTCTCCGCCACCCGAAATGGGTTGAGTTCAATCCCTAGCTCTTTTCTTGCCCAACCCATGGCTAATCCCTTGCCGGCCCGGTCGTCACGACCATGGCTTGATTAGCACTATCAAACTGCACTTTGACTTCGGATGTCCGACGCAATGCCAGCTTCATGGCTCGCACAACTGGCTCCGTCGTATACGCTAACAGCGTGTCAAAACCCATCTTTCGAGCCGCCTGGATAAGCTCAAGCATGTTGTTAATGTAGTTCGGTGCGGTGTCGCCGTTGTACCCCCGAACGAACCCCGTTCGGTTTGGTAGCGCAGCAATCGTAAATAGCGTGTTGCCGGAACGAATGCGGATCAACCGCGGGTCGCTGTACTCCGTCAACATGATGGTGTAAGACATCCGTTCCGGCGAGACGCCAGCCTTCTTGGCCGGTTCTTTGGCAAGATCTAGCCCTTGTTTGTATTCGTGCGCAGCCACCGCAAAGATGTCTTGCGGCTTCAGCATGGTCTTCTTGCTGTCAACAGGCCAAACCTTCACGCCAGCACCCGATCGTCAATGTTGTTGGGATGAAAGGCCGGCTCGTAAATTGCCTTCATCGGAATGAACACGTACACCGTCATGGCCCATAGCCACTTGGCTAGATCCCATACGGCTTTGGGTGACCACCACTTGGTTCTAGCCAGAACATACCGAAGTATGTATCCGCATACATATCGTTGGTTCTGCTTAACGATGTCGTCAAGACCGGTGTAACCCATCTCGTTCCATACATCGATCGCTAAGGCTTTGTGGCCAAGCTCTTCCCTGGCGTGCCACTCGAAGAGCTTGAACTCTTTGCCTTCCTTGCCGGCATGGTACGTAAGCCACATCCGCCCCATGCAAGACGCCAGATGTTCGATTGACACCATGGTTCCCAGCCAAATCTTCATGCCCGGTCGCTGGTAGATCATTCTCGTCTTCGCAAGCTCGCGGTTTTCATACTCGTCAAGCAATCGCCGGCGGTTGTAGGCGGCATGAGCGTTGGCGTGCGCTTCTTCTTCTTTGGCAAATTGGTTAATTCGCTCGGCAAGATCTGGCGATACTTTGGTCTGATAGTGACGCGCCACCTCCGCAAACGCTCGTTCCCACGCCGGAAAGAGAATGCTTATTGCATCACTGAAATTCGTCCACGCTGGCGAGTTGTCGCACCAGTTCATTGCGGAATCCCAGGGTTGATCGCTCCATACAATGCCGCGGCCCAGTCTTGCCAGTCGTTGTACTGTGCTGGGTTTGGCACCGCCTCATTGGTAAAGACATCGATGGCCAGGAGCCCCTGTCCCCAAAGCTTCCAATCGGTGTCGGCCGTAGGAATTGACAGCTGCTGCGCAGCGTACTGCTCGACCATAAGCGAGGCCCACGACTCAAAAGTGTGATACCTCGGATCATAGACGAATGCGTTACTAGTAGCCACGCACGTCCCCGATGTCGGCACTTACAATAACGCGACCGGTCTGGTAGTTGCCCCCAGCCGTGTTAGACCTAAACTTCAACCGCAGCTCTCGCCGCTGCTCTTTCATATCGATCTTGTTGGTCGTGCCGTCAAACACATACGGGTCCGATGCATAGTCTTCCGATTGAGCGTAGGGCCGACCCGTGACGATCAGTTCCATCTCTTCGCTCATCAAAAAGTCCGGCTCTACCCGCTCAAGTCTTAACCAGCGATTTGCACCTTCCATCGCGGGTTGTGACGGCCCTCCAGAGACCCATCCCAGGTCATTGGTCTCAAAGTACGACTCAATTGCCGAGACGTTTTGCCCGTTTACCGCATCCACGCCGACCTCGTGTTGCCACAACTGAATCCGATCTGGAGGCGTCTGAAAGGTCAGAATTTCAGTAGACGTTGTTGTTGCCGCAGCGGATAGCTCAATCGCTTGAGCATAGATCTCATCGACCGGGATTGAGAATCCCGCGCCACCGCCACCCCCTAGATCTGCGTCATCGGCGCTCAACGCATCTCCGATCACATATCCGGCTCCGCGGTTCACAATCGTCACCACCGTGATTACACCGCCCGCTACCGTGATGTCTGCTGTTGCGTTAAACCCCAATCCGCCTGTCAACGGAACGTCGGTGTATGACCCGTCTGCATACCCCGACCCTGGGGTAATGGCTCCAAGGGTTTTGATGTTTGAGCTTGTAATTGTGACAATCGTTGTGTCATCAGGGATGCCGGTACCGGACACAACCATTCGATCCTCGAGCACCGTGTTGTACGTATCCAAGAACAACATCTCACTGCCGCTCACAAGATCAAATTCGCCCGAGAAGATCACCTCTTGCGGAATGACTTCCCAGCCGGCGCTAATGGGAAACGCAAACACCTGAGAAAAGTATCCTGCGGAGCGCCTCGCTCCCAGGGCTTCGCCAGCGTCGTACCATGTCTGCTCGCGAACGTTAAACACAATTGCGTCGGTACACTCCGTGGCGTTACCTCGGGGATAGAACCACCAGATCTCCCCGTACCGCGGAACCTTCGTCGCCCAGACCTTCTGCCTCTGACTGTAGTTCAGGTTGTCAAAGAAGTAGTTCTGGTTCATGTCGTTCGGGATCTCTTTGACCGTGCCGTTGTATAGCAAAAACCTATCAACGCCGATCCAGTAATAGATTCCGTCATACTCAATCGCACACTGTGACGACAAGATTGAGGTCTGACTCGAGATGATGTCGTACCGCCAAAATTGTGGCGGCGAACCGGCTCCGCCGATGTAGGACACGCGAATCAGGCTATCAACGCTCCAGAAGAGCCCAGAAGGCGCGTTTGAACCGCCCCTGACCGGTAACCCTTGGACGACCTTCCCTGTCGCTACATTGACCTCGTTTGCGTCCGCAGAGACCCAGTCTGTTGGATCACCAGCCGAGCAGTTCTTAATCAGCCCCGCATCCCCGTAGACGAACACATACGGATGCAGCGACACCACCCCGCCAGAGACCGAAACGTTGTTGTTAAATGTTGCGGTGATTGTCGCCGTTGCAGAGGCGTTTTGTGACATCGTCACGGTCGTGCCAACGTTGGATACAACAGTCGTGCCAGCCGGAATGCCCGCTCCGGTGATTGTCTGTCCTGGCCCGATCTTCGGGTTGGCCGCGCCTAGCGTCAACGTCGCAAGACCTGTCGTTGTTCCAACGCTTGCAGTGAACACACCAATCTGACTCATCGACGTGCCGCTGATGTCGCCAATCAGCACCGGCGTATTGATGGTCTCGTCGATAGCCGCAAGGTTTTGCCCTGGATGCGCCAACAAGTTATTGATGCCGCCTGTGACGCTGTAGAACCCGTCAAACTGCCACAGGTTGTTGGGCGATGCGGTGAAGTCGTTCAACGTAAAGTCTGAGAACCCCGCGCCAATCCCGTTGTCATCAATAGTCAACGACTGAAGGCCGTCAGAATAGCCAGAAAAAATAGTGATAAAACCGTTGATGCTGTTGACCCAAATGCCTCGCGACGGGCCAGTCAATTGATTTGAGATCACTCGATAGCCAAGCATCTTCCTTGGCCGACCACGCTGGAATCGCACCCAACGCCCGTCGTTGTAGAACATCTTGTCAAACAGCGTGCCGTCTCGCTGAATGCCAGCCTTCGTATCGAGTGCAAAAACCTTCTGCGTCATCAGAACGTCCCGCCACTGACACCCAGGCTGAAGGTGCCCGTACCTGTGATGACTACGCCGGCATTCGTTGCCCGCAGCCGCTGCGTGCCGTTTACGCTGATCCCAAACTGATTGGTCGATGGCCGGTAAATGCCCGTGTTCGTTTCCGCGCTAAAGTTCAACGCCGGAGATCCTGCGGTTCCATCTCCCAACGAGATGCTAGTTGTTCCGGCAAGGACCGTGGAAGCATTCAGCATGTTGACTGAATCACATACCAGAATGGCTTGCTGTCCCGCAGGAATGGTCGCCGTACCTGACCCCGCGATATTTGTCGTAAACGTGATGCTGTAACCTGCCCCCGTGCCATCCGTCTGATTGGAGATGTAATAGACCTGGATGGTAGGCGGAAGAATTACCGTGACGTTGCCGCTCAACGTGCCCGTGTACTTCTGAACGACGTTTGCGGCTTCTGCGCTGGACAACGTGTAGTTTCCAGACACCACCGCCTTGGTGAGCTGCGTAAAGTTGAATTGCGAGGTTTTGCCAAGGCCAACCGTGAAGTACGTTGCACCAGAGCAGACGATGAACGCTGAGTCCGCGGGCTGCAACGAAATACTCGAGGACCCGTTGATCAACCCAGATGCCGGAGATACCGTAAGCGTCCCCGTACCGCCGTTGCGCAACATCATGAACCAGTCGTTGCCGATCGTTGTCGGAGCCGTCAGCGTCAAGGTTCCTGCACCGCCGGTCCACAGATACGATGACGCACGATCTGATGCCAACGCGGTGTAATTTGAGGAAAACGTTGTCACCGAATACGCTTGATTGAGCGTGGAAGCAATGGCTTTGAGACCATAGCCTGCCAACGTTGCCGCATCAGCGTTGCTCGTTCCAACTCCGAATGCGATGTTGCCCCAGGTGCCTGCGGTCGTCGCGTTCGTCGTAATGTAGATGTACTTGGCTTGGCCGGCGGTCACACTAATGATCGTGTTGCCGTCGTAGTCCGTCACCGTGAAGGTCGTGCCGCCAACGTTGCGAATCAGCGCATCTTGTCCGACCGACGCCTGATTGGCTGGCGGCATCTTTAGCTTCAAGCCGCCAGCGGTCGCCGTGACGTTCATGATCCTGGCAGCAGGATTGTCCGTCGGGCTTCCGTTGATCGGCCACTCAAGTTGCGAGTCAGCCGACAGCGTAATCGCTCGGAACGATACGTCCGTTGGTTGTATGACGTTGCCAGTGAAGGGTGAATTGAAGCTCATGAATCCCTCGCCATGGTTTGCCTATCCCCGATCCGCGCAACGTCCTCGGTCTTCAGTACGTCCATGATCTGTTGGTACTGGCTCTGCCACATCCCCATCCGCTCATCGTTTTTGAGGAATGGCATCGCCTGCAACAATGACCCGTACAACATCGCTTGCGGAGCGTACTCGGTAAACCAGTTGGTCTGATTGGTCGAATCCAGCGGCTGCACGCGCTCGTAATACAGCACCTCATACGAATACGCCGCCGCCGGCGTCGGTGCAACCAGCCAATGCGTGTAGTCGTAGTCACAGTAATACTTAGGCACGTCTTCGTCTGTCACCTCCGGCCAATACTCCCGCAGGTACTCGTACTTGCGAAGCAACACCGGAAACTTCTGCCCGTTCACCGTGACGTTCATTGACACGGTTTTGCGCCACCGCGCCGGCTTGTCAATCACCGGCTGGCCTTGGATCATCGTGCTTTCTGCAACCGTCAGGTTGCCCAGGAACTTGAGCTCGGCAGCAATCACTTGCTCCGCGAGCATGATGAACTGCGGAATCTTCTCGATGGTGGCTTGGTCGGTACGCTCGAGATAGGTTTGTATGTCGTTGACCAACGAGTCATACGTCATTACGGCAGCGACTGTCATCACCACACCTTTTTCTTGATTGACTCAGGCTGCGGGACGTACTGCTTACCTTGCCGCGTCCCCTCACGCTTGGCGCGTGTCGTAGCGGCGTACTCCGAAGCGGTTAGCTTCTCTCGAGCCTGCCGGGGGAGGTAGCGCTCACCCGTAGCTTTTGGACCCTGCGTAGACGGCTTTCCAGACCGGGTGCCCCAGTCCTCCTTCGTCCACTTTGTGAGCGAATTATCGGCTTTTTTAGGCCCTTTGTAACCCCCGCCAGAGGCTTTGTATTTCTGGGTGGCTAACTGCGCCTTCCTGGCGCTCCATTGGCCCGGCTTGCCGCCTTTGCTGCTCGCTTTAACAGATGAAACAATCCGTTTCCATTTGCCAGGATCAGACTTGACCGCGGAACTCATCTTTTCTGCTCTTTAAGTTCAGCCGCCAAAACTTCCGTCTTCTCCTTGCTGCTTGCACTTGAGCCAAGGAAGAAGTTCAAGATGGTGGCAACGACAGTGCCCAGAAGGAACCCGAGGATCGTATCCGCAAACCTCACGTTCGTTTCCGGGATGTTGGTGAACGTGATCAGAAAGATGTACATCACGGCAGTGATCGACCAGAACGTCGCCAAGTACATGACGTACCGCTTGGCGAACTTATCGTCCTGCTGCAACGCAGCAACCTGCATCGCCCGAGCGTCAGCCGTGTTTTTGTTGGCTTGCTCAATCTTGAACTCTTCGTGCTTCTGAGCAGCTTCCCGCAGAGCCTTCACTTCCTCTGCGCTCATGTCAGGCTTTAGCTCGATGCCGGTC